ACCTCGCGATCTCGGAAAAATTAAAACCGGAAAACAAGATCGACGGCCCTGACGCGCTGATCACGGCGCTGAGTCGCGCGACGACGGCCGCGGAGGAAAAATATTTGTCGACTGAGGTTTACGCCGTCTGATGTTTCCAGAAATTCGGAAGGGATTGAGGGAATTTTTCGGGGACAACGGCGCGCCGATCTCCCTGAATCTGAAAACGACGGGCAACGTCCTTAATTTTGCGAGCACGGTCGAGGAGCAATATCTCCGGAAGTTCCCCACGATCTACGAGATTGTCGCCGGCGGCGGGCCGGCATGGTCGGGCGAAACGGTCAACATCGACACGGCGCTACAACATCCCGTCGTTTGGGCCTGCAATGCAGTCGTCGCCGGCACGATGGGAACGCTCCCGGCTACGCTGAAGCAGGTTAAGAACGGGCAGATCCGCGACGCGATCGAACATCCGATGTATTCGGCGATGCAGGACGAGCCGAACGAGGAGTCGACGTCGCAGTCGTTCCGCGAGCTCCTCACGACTCACGCCCTATTCACCGGGAACGGTTACGCGCAGGTCATCCGGCGGAGCGGCGGATCGGGAACGGCGATCCAACTCCGGACGCTGCTCCCTGAAAACGTGAATCCGGCCAGGGATCGATCCGGGCGCCTGGTCTACGTCGTCAGCCAGGCCGGCAACTCCGACAAGGTCTATACGGTCGAGCCGAACAAGGCGCACGACATCCTGCATATTCGCGGCGCCGGATGGGACGGGCTGAAGGGCTATCCCGTTATTCGCATGATGCGGCAGTCGGTCGGGACGGCGATCGCGGCCGAGCGTAACGTCGCGGAGTTCTGGGCCAATGGCGGCCGGATCCCCTACCACCTCGAGACGACGGTCCCTTTTAAGGACGAAAACGACGCGAACCTGTTTCGCGCTAACTGGAACGAGAAATACGGGAAACCTCACGTCGTCCCGATCCTCCCGCCGGGAATTACCTACGAGCAGGACGGCCTGAACATGAAGGACGCCCAGGCGCTCGAGTTCCGACAGGACTCGACGGCTGTGATCTGTCGCTATTTCGACGTTCTGCCTCACCTGGTCGGCGACCTTTCGCGGGCGACGTTCAACAACATCGAACAACTCGCGCTGCAGTTCGAGAAGCTGACGCTCTCGAAATGGCTCACGCGCTGGAACAAAGAATTTCGACGCTGCGTCCTGACTCCTGAAGAAAAGGCCGCCCGCTATTACCTACACCACAACCTCGACGCGCTACGCCGCGGCGACTTTGTGGCTCGGATGACGGGCTACGCAACGGCACTGCAAAACGGCTGGCTGAATCGCGACGAGGTCCGCGAGCTCGAGGACCGCAACCCGATCCCGGACGGCGCCGGCGCGGATTACACGATCCAGCTAAATATGCAGGGCCTACCACTCACAGACGCCGCCGATCTCGCGAAGCAACTACAGAAAAAACCGCCTACGGGAGGGAACTGATTATGAAATTTCTACGATTCAAAACAGCCGGCGACGCTGACGGATATCTGTCGATCGAACTGAAGGCGGTCGGCGAGGCAGGCAAGTTTTCGGGAATCGCGTCGATCTACGGCGTCGAGGACCTCGGCGGCGACATCGTCGACAAGGGCGCCTTTACCAAAACCGTCGCGGAGAATCCGCAGATTCCGATCCTCTGGATGCACGATCAGAAAGAAGTAATCGGCGTCGGCCAGGTCAAGGAATGGCAGGGAAAACTGATGATCGACGCGAGCCTCGACATGGAGGACCCGGCCGCCCAGAAGGCGTTCCGCAAGATGAAGGCGGGCCTGATCAAGGGGCTCTCGATCGGCTATAAAACGATCAAATCGACGTATCAGACGGTCGAGGACAAGCTGATCCGACACATCCAGGAGCTAAAACTTTACGAAGTTTCGGTCGTGACGTTCCCGATGTTACCGGCCGCCCAAGTTACCAGAACCAAGCAGCAGGAGGAGCGCGACGGCGAGGCCCTCCGACTCCTGCAGGAAACAAATTCGGCACTCCTCACGCGCGTCGAGGCACTCGAGGCGAAGGCGGAGCCGCCACTCACCAAAACCGAGCCGGTCGATGACCACTCGGCGGCAGCACTGGACGCGGCGAAAAAGATTCTCGACGCCCTCGGCCAGTAATTCAAAACCGAAAAATTTAATAGGAGGAGTCGTCCAATGGACAGACGTACCCAGAAGTATGATCGAAAGCGATGGTTTGCCGTGCACTGCTGCAGGCAGACCGTCAACGCGCCCCCGATGGCGCAGCCGAGCCTCGAGATGGGCCTCGGCCTTGTAATGGCGAGCCTGCTCGCCGTCCTCGCGATTGGCGCGATGGTTCATTTCATGGGGACCACGGCAACGGCCGGGACCATTCTCGCGAGCGCGCCGATCGCGGCGATCCCTGTCGAGCTTAAGACCGCCCTCGACGGGATCCTGGCTAAGATGAGCGAGGCGAAAACAATCGAGGACGCCGAGCGTAAGAAATTCGGCGAGACTCTGGCCTCGACCCAGGAAACGATCGTCAGCCTGCAGCGGCAACTCGACGCGATCGACGTCAAGATCACCGAGCAGCGCGCGAACGAACCCCAGGTTAAGTCGCTCGAGGAGGAGTTCAAAGAAAACGCCGGCCTTCAGCAACTGCTCACGACCAAAACGGGATCGGCGAAAATCGTAATCGCCGGCAAACATTTCCTGAACTGGCTCGAGCGTAAAACCACGATCGATCGCGCGGCCCTGGGCTTCCCGACCGTGGCGGTTCTCCAGAGCGATCGCACTCCTGGGATCATCCAGGAGGCGCGCCAGATCCTGACCGTCCGAAACGTATTGGCCTCGCGGCCGACGTCGCTCGGCATGGTTGACTTCGTGAAGATCAACTCCGCGCAGGCTGCGGCGTCGATGCAAACGGAATCTTCGGCGAAGGTCGAGAATGCGATCACGTTCACCACTGGCTCGCAGAAGGTGGAGACTATAGCGTCGATTATCCCCGCCTCACGTCAAGCCCTAGAGGACATGGCCGAGCTGATGGCTGCGATCGACAGCGGTCTCAGCTATGCCGTGAACGAGCGCGAGGAAAAAGAGCTCCTCTTCGGGAACGGCAACTCGCCCGACCTGAACGGGATCTATACCCAAGCGACGGCGTTCAATACGGCGCTGCTCTCCCTGACGCCCGGCTGGACGAAGTCCGATCAGATCTCGGTCGCAATCCAGCAGATCGCGATCGCGAAGGAAATCCCGCCCACGTTCGTCGTGCTCCATCCGACGGACTATTGGCAGATCCTCCGCACGAAGGACGCGAACCGGAACTATCTGTTCGGGAATAATGGCATGGTCGATCCCTTCTGGGGTCTGACTCCCATTCCTACCGTTCACATGAGCTCTGGCGAATTCCTCGTCGGTTCCGGCTCTCCTGTCGCGGCAGAAATCCGCGATCGCATGGCGCTCGAGGTCGTGGTTTCCACGGAACACAGCGACTGGTTCGCCAAGAACTTGATCGCGATCCGCGGTGAAAAACGCCTGGCGCTCGCGGTCTACAGGGCTGGATCGTTCATCAAAGGCACGTTCAACACCAGCCCCTAATCTGGGCTGAATTGACCGTATAATGCGGGAACGGCCGGTTGTATTCAGCAACCGGCCGCCCCTTGACATCGAGAAAGGATAAGTTTCCCGAATGCCCAACCAAAAGATACCCCGACCAGATTCAATGAACAAGACAGCATCGCAATTCAATCTATGGCTCTTTCAGCAGAGCGCGAAAGACAAGGTTCTCTCTGAACTGAAGTCCGGCAACGCGACGCTGCTTGTCTCTCCGACAGGATCAGGAAAGACCGTCATGGCCTCGGAGATTGCGAAGCACTTCACTCGCGTGCTCTTCGTCGCACACCGGCAGGAAATCATCGATCAGGCTCGGGCTTCGATGGGGCCAAATGTCACGGCGGTCGGCATTCAGAGCGTGATGCGACACGGCCCTAATGGAACGGACCTTCTCATCATTGACGAGGCCCACCGATCCGCAGCGAAAACATACCGCGAACTCATAGAGCGGTATCCCGAAGCGGCTCGACTCGGACTGACAGCAACTCCGCTCCGCACCGACGGCAAGGGCCTGTCCGGAGCGTTCTCCGTTTTGGTCGAGGCTGCGAATACTCGCGATCTGATCTCGCTAGGACGCCTCGTTCCCTATCGGTCATTCGAAGCGCCAGACGAATTGTTGCGGCAGCTTGCGACGACGCGGAAGCGCGCGGGAGATTACGATCAGGCCGAACTTTCAAAATTGATGAATCGGCCTCGACTTGTGGGCGACGTTGTTCGTGAGTACAAAAAGAATGCGACCGGCAGGAAATCAATCGCTTTCGCTGTGAGCGTCGAGCATTCAATCGCGATGACGCAGGCGTTCAACGAAGCGGGCGTCCGAGCCGCACACCTTGACGGCAGGGCCAGCGATAAATTGCGCAGAGAGGCGCTGGCGGCACTCAGGAGCGGTAAGATCGATGTTCTATCCAACGTGAATCTCTTCACGGAAGGATGGGACTGTCCTGAAGTTTCCTGCGTGATCGTCGCACGGCCAACGATGTCCTTGACGCTGCATCTCCAGTCGATAGGCCGCGGGATGCGCGCATGCGAAGGCAAGAACGATCTCATCATTCTCGACCATGCCGGGAACATTGAACGGCATGGTCTCCCGGATGCGCCGCGCGTTTGGTCTCTCGAAAGCGATGCGGAAAGGGCCACGCGCGAAGCCGAAGTCGCCGAACTGGAACGATTGCACGCGCTGGGATTCGATTCGATCGAGGCGGAGCTGGAAGAGAAGCAGAGAATTCAATCCACCACATATTTGGCCGGTGAAGTTTCGGGAATAGTTCGGCGCATCACAGGGAAGAGTGGCGCGAATTCGTTCTTAAAATTCTGGGGAGTGGCTCCGATTTCAGGGGCTGCCAGCTTAGTTCGGTATCTGCGAAGCGATGTCGATGCCGTGATCGAGACCTACAATTCTTCCTACTCGACAAAGCAGGCATGCTTAAAACTTGGAGTAACAAGGGCGAAGCTGCGGGCGATTTACGCAGACAGGGGGATCTCTCCAGTTCGCAGACCTGGCAAGTATCGAGGCAGCGACTGTTTATTCCCGAAACTGGAAATCGATGGCATTGCTGCCGACCTCGATCGATTTATTGGACTTTCTGAGGCGTCGAAATTGCTCGGGCTCAGTAGAGACATGACGATCCGCCTTATAAGTCTCAGGGGTGTTTCCAGGGGAGATTCCCGCAGTAATCGACATGGGTACAGCCGGGCGGAGGTCGATCAAATTGCACGAGAGCGAGACCGGCAAGGATGGATCTCAATCTCAGAGGCAGCCGCGACTCTTGGATCGTCACGCGACAAAGTCAGTGTCGCTCTTATCAGGCTAGGCATTGCACCAAAACGATTTGGGCGGAGAAAGTGCTATCTCGTGACAGACATCGAACGCCTGAAGAGAATGATTGACGATTCCTGCTTGTCGCGTGATGTGAGAGCGTCACTGGATCTTTCAAAATCGGAATTTCACGCACTACTCCGGGAGCATCGCATAAGGCCGTTATTCGGATCTGGGGCAGCTACGCGCTACAGCAAATCAGACGTTGATCTAATCGCTCGATCGAGATCGTAAGCAAGACAAGCAAACATGAAAATCCTCTGTGACGGCCCTTTGGTCGTGGACGGCGAGCTATACCCAAAAGGGGCAGTGCTGACCGTCGAGAAGTCCGTCGGAGAGCGATGGATCAGCCGGGGAGTCGCGCGCCATGCGCTCCCGCCCGACATACTTCATGAAACAAACTCACGAGAACAAGATGCTGCTCTTAGAGAACAAGGGGTCACCTGCCTCTGTCTCACGCGCAACCGTCGGGAATGGCTCCCGAAGGCAATCGCAAGCTATCTCGCGCAAAGCTACGGGATCCGCGAGCTCCTCATCGTCGCCGATGGCGAGGACATCCGGGACCTCGTCCCCGATCGTCCGGATATCCGGCTAATCCATGTGGAAGAGGGCCGAACGATCGGCGACAAGCGAAACTTTGGCGTCAGCCAGGCGCGCGGCAAATATGTTGCCCATTGGGACGACGATGACTGGTCAGCGCCTGATCGCTTACTTGAACAGGGCCTCCGACTCCGACTATCAGGACTCGCCGTCACCGGATATCACCAATTTGATTTCAACAACCGCGGGCAATGGTGGCGCTACCAAGGCGATGAAGGCTACGGTCCGGGCTCGACGCTCCTCTACGAGCGCGACTGGGCTCTCCGTCATCCGTTCCCGGCGCTCCAGATTGGCGAGGATGGCAGATTTTGCGAGACCGCGCGGGAGTTCAAGCAAATCGTGACCTCTCCCTCCTGCGGCATGCTGACCGCGTCGATTCATATCAGCAACACGAGCCCGCGGAATCTCGGGAACGAGGTCTGGACACGCCTGGAACGATCGGGATCGGGCCTGACCGTCATTATCCCGAGCAGAAAACTCTCTAACGTCGGACCCTGCGTCGAGGCCGTTCGCCGGCTGAATCCGGAGGTCCGGATCGTCGTCGTCGACGACGGCGTCGAGAATGTCGGGTCTCTCGGCGTCGACGTCATTCCGGGAATAAATCCTTTTATCTTCGCGCGCAACATGAACGCCGGGATCCGATTCGCCGGACTCGACGACGTCCTCCTCCTGAACGACGACGCGATCCTCGAGACGCCCCGCGGATTCTCCCTCCTGCAGGAATGCGCGCGAAATTATCCCGAGTTCGGCGTGATCGCCGCGACGACGAACGCCGTCGGAAACCGGAATCAACTCCCGATGGGCGCCGGCCTCCGCGAGGACCCTCGGATGGTTTGCTTTGTCGCGGCCCTCATCCCGCGGGCGACGCTCGAGAAAATCGGCTACCTCGACGAGCGGTTTAACGCTTACGGATTCGAGGACGACGACTTTTGTTATCGCGTTCGCCGGGCGGGGCTGAAAATCGGGATCCTCGACGATTGTTTCGTCGATCACGCCTCCCTCGAGAGCACGTTCCGCGGCGAGGCCCTGGCCGGCGGAAACCTGGAAGGCGGCCGGCGAATCTTCGAGGACAAATGGGGCGCCTATCCCTTATGAAGCTATTCCTATCGCCCCACAATGACGACGCGGCGCTGTTCGGGTCGTTTACGATCCTGCGGGAACGGCCTCTGGTCGTAACGGTCCTCGACTCTCACAAGCAATGCACCAACGGCGGCCCGACGATGGTTCAGCGGCGACGCGAGGACGAGGCCGCGATGATCGTCCTCGGCGGCGCGCCGATCATGTTCTGGGGCGCCTCTGACGCCTCGGCAAACTGGCCCGATATCGAGGCGCAGTTCCGATCCTTCTTCGGTCAGCCGGAAATGGTTTACGCGCCGGCATACGAGGCCGAGGGGCACGCCGACCACAACGCTCTCGGGACTCTCGCCGGCCGGGTCTTTAAGAACGTCACGTACTACATGACGTACACGCGGAACGGGAAATCGACGGGCGTTCCGGTCAATTACGAGCCCGGATGGGCGGTCAAGAAGCTCCAGGCGCTCGCCTGTTACGAGTCGCAGATTCGACAGCGGAATCAGGTCGAGCACTTTCTAAGGGAGCAAGGCGAGTATTACCGTGCTTAAAAAAGTTCTGATTCAGACACAGTTCGGCTCGCCGCATCCCTGGACGGCCGAGTACCTCGAGCACTTCGAGAGGCTCGCGGATACCGGATGGATCCTGAAAGTTTTCACGCCGAACAACCTCCGGGCCGGCCGAAACGTCGAGATTATTCCGATGACGGTCGAGGAGTTCGACGTCCTGGTCGAGCTCAACTGCGGAGTTAAGGTCGGAAATCACCTGAAAAACGGCGTTCCGTCGAAACTGATCAGCGATTTCTATCCGGCGCACGGCGCCATCTTTGCGGATTTCCTGAAGGACGCGGATTTCTGGGCGATCAGTAATTGGGATTGCGTTTACGGCCGGCTGTCGCACTTCGTCCCCGACTCGCTGCTCGAGGAAATCGACGTCTACGCTGATGAGGGCTGCGTCGCGTTTAACGGGATTTTTACCCTAATGCGGAATGTCTGCCGGGTCAACGACCTCTATCGACAGGTTCCGGACTGGGAATCGAGCTTCACGAGGCATGAGCCGACGGCGTTCGACGAGGTCCAGTTCACGCACACCCTGCGGGACGCTGTGGTCCGCGACGAGATCCTGTTCGGGCATCCTTCAAACTTCGGCCAACACAGTTACGACCGCCTTATTCAGCATCAGCCGCGGCCGAATCTCTACTTCGAGGACGACGGCGCCCTGATCGAACGCTATGAGGATCGAACGCATTTTCCGGCGCGCGTCGGATGGCATGGTCGCGAAATTCCCCTGTTTCATTTCAGCAGGACGAAGGCCTGGCCGCTATGAGAGACCGCGAAGTTTGCATAATTGGCCGTCACGGGCTGATCGGCGCCGCCCTGGCGAAACACTTCGGCGACGTCACGCCGTTCCCGGTCGCGGAAACCCGGATCCTATTCCATTTCGGCTCGTATGTTCACCCGACCTTTGAGCAGAACCCGACCTATCTGATGCAGAGGGAGCTCGAGGAGTTCGCGAGGCTCCTGCCGTATTGCTACGAGCGCGGGATTCAGTTCGTTTACCCCTCGAGCGCGCTGGTCTACGAGCGGGAAACTCAGTTCTCCAGGTTCAAAAAAACACTCGAGCAAATGGCCGGCTGTTTCGACACCCGGACGCTCGGCCTCCGGATTTTCCCGGTATACGGTCCCGGCGAGGACCGGACCGTGATCTCGAAATGGGCGCGCCAGATGGCCCGCGGCGAGGCGCCTGTCGTTTATGGCGACGGCGAGCAGTCTCGAGCCTTTATCTATATCGACGACGTCGTCGATCAAATCCTGACGCTCGTCGAGCGATGCGCGCACCGGTCCGGCGTTCACGATGTCGGCTCGGACACTCGGATCGTCTTTAACGACATCGTCGGCGAGATAAACAGGCAACTCGGGACCGAGATCAAGCCGCGATACGTCAATCGGCCCTCGAGTTATTCGGAGGGCTTCGTTTGTCCGAATCCCTTGCCGGTAAAAGTCCCCCTCAACGTCGGAATCAGAAACATTTTGAAGGCGCTGGAATGCTCAAACCTCGAACTGTCACGGCAGTAATCCCGACCCGCGGCGACGTCAGCCTCGGCGCGCTGACGGATCACCTGCGCTCGTATCCCGAGATCGGCGAGATCCGTTTCGTCATCGGCGACACGCCGTTTAATAGATATCGGGCGATGCTCGAGGAGTCGGGCTCGGAGATTTTCCTCACACAGGACGACGACTGCGTAACGGACCTCCGCCCGCTGCTCGATGCCTACGACCGCGCGGTCATCGTCAACGCAATGACTCGCGAGCATGCGGCGCAGTACCAAGGGAACCAAACGCTGATCGGATTCGGGGCGCTGTTTCATCGAGACCTAGTCAGTTATGCGTTCTACGGATGGAACTGGCAGCGCGACGACCTGTTTTATCGCGAGTCCGATCGGATTTTCCCGACCGTCATTCCGCATAAGACGGTTTTCCCTCAGATCAGTATTTTGCCGCATGCGAGCGCGCCGAATCGCCTCTGGAAGCAACCGGACCACAACTCAGCGCGCCTCGAAATGAATAGGCGAATTTTCGACATGACAGGGATCCCGGCATGATCGACCTAATCCACCTGTCGCACAACCGCCTGGAGTTCACGAAGGCGAGCCTCGCGGCGCTCGAGGCGAATACCAACTGGGCAAAGGTCGGTCGGCTGATCCTCTACGACGACAACTCACAGGACGGGACTCGCGAATTCCTCGAGGCGTGGGCGCGCGAAACCCTGATCGGGACCGATGTCGAATTACGTTTCGGGACTTTCGGGCACCCGGTAAACGTGATGCTCGATTTCCTCAGAAACCTCCAACGCCATAGCATTTTCGGAAAAATCGATTCCGACACGATGGTCCCGCCGGCGTGGCTCGATCAATGCCTCGACGTGATGGATCGGCGCCCCGAGCTCGACCTGCTCGGAATCGAGGCGATGAATCCCGTCGACGACTGTCCGCAGAAACGGAGCTACACCGACGCGCGATTTATCGGCGGGATCGGCCTCATGAGGGCCGCGGTATTTTTCCAGAATCCCGGCCTCGGGCCGAGCGGTCGCTATTTCGGCTTTACGGAATGGCAGGAGCGAAACCCAATCGTTAAAAAGGGTTGGTTGAATCCATCGCTCCCTGTTTTCCTCCTCGACCGAGTCCCCCTCGAGCCCTGGCGATCGCTCTCGAAAGAGTACACGGAACGATTCGGACAGCGCGACTGGGGTCCCTACGACATGAACATGGCCGCAATGTGGGAATGGTGGCGCCGATGATCAACAGCGGTCTCAACTTGGGACAGGTCATCACGCTCCTCTCGAAACGTCCAGGGGATCACCTGTGCGCCTTTGACTTCGGTGGGACCCGACCCGCGGGCGTCGGCTCCTATCGCGGGTTCTATGAGGACCTCGCTATCGGCTTCGAGGAAGACAACTCAGCCACCGTCGCCGAGGTTCTGGCAACGCTGAAGGCCGCGATCGGAGAAACCTTCCACGGATGGAAGGGCGGCGAATATCGGATGAAAGAAAGCAGCACGGTCTGGGTCGCGAACCGCGGCAACACGTCCGACACCTTCATCAAAGGGCTTCGGGACTGCGATTACATGACCATCATCGAAACGGACTGGGAGGCATCGTGAACATCGTCGGAATGATGCGGATCAAGAACGAGGGGCGGTGGATCGAGCGGGTCCTGCGGTCCATGATGGCCGTCTGCGAGCGGATCTACATCCTCGACGATCACTCGACCGACGAGACGGTCGCGATCTGCCGGCGCTTTTCTCAGGTAACTCTCTGGAATTCCGAGTTCGAGGGCGTTCAGGAAACGCGGGATAAAAACTGGCTCCTGTCGAAAATCGAGGAGCGAGTCCCGGCCGGGACCTGGATTATCGCGATCGACGGCGACGAGGAGATCGCGCCAGGCGGCGCCGAGGTCATCCGATGGATCGCGGAAAACCCGCATTCGCCGGACGCGGTCCGATTCCATGTTCAATATCTCTGGGACTCCGAGACGCAATGGAGGACCGACGGGATCTATCTCGATTTTCACCGGCCTTCTATGTTTCGGCTCGTCCCCCTGCAGAGGTTTTTCTCCGCGGCCGGCGGCGGTTTTCACTGCGGGAATGTTCCCGACGGCGGCGGCGCCCCGCGGGCCGAGGTCCGCCTCCTGCATTACGGCTACCTCCACCGGGAGGATCGGATCCGGAAGTTCGAATGGTACAACGCCGCCGACAAGCAACCGATACCGGAGCTCGAGGACGGATATCGACACATGGTCATCGGCGACCTTTTCCCGGCTGACTCCGAGTTTCGACACGGCGGGCCGCTACAAATGAGGTCGCTATGAGTCTGAACGCGAACGCGATCGTATCGCTCGCCGAGGGGAAGGCGTTCCTCGAGGAAAACGGCAACGCGAAGGACACGCTAATCGAGAGGCTAATCAATTCGATCTCGACCCAGATCGAGGCCGCGGTCGCGAGAAAAGTCGCGCAGCAAACACTGACCGCCTATCGGATGGACGGCAACGGATCGACCTCGATGAGGTTTCCGCATACGCCTCTGAAATCGATCTCCTCGCTGGTCTCGAAAAGCCCTGTCGACGACACGACGCTGACGACGTTTACCAGTTTCTCGATCATCAATCCAAATACCGGAAACGTCCTGCTGACCGCGGGAGAGGTTTTCCCATGCGGCCGGGACAATATCGTCGCGACGATGTCGGTCGGATATGCAACGTCGCCGGCGGAGGATAACGACCTCTCGACGTTCAAGCTCGCGACGCTCATGCAACTGAAAAACAATTTCAAGCGATACGAGTCCCAGGAGATCGGCCTGCTCGGGCATTCAATGCCGAATGGCGCCGTGACACTCGCGCCGCCTCGAGGGCTCCTGCTCGAGGTCCTCGAGATGATTCGGCCGTTTACGGCGCAGAGGCTCGCCTGATGTCGATCGAGATCATCGGCCTCGAGAAGCTCTCGGACATCGTCGAGGCGATCCCGGCGCGGATCCAGAAGGGGACCGACAAGGGAATTCGCAAGCTGACGAGCGAGGCCCGGCGCCTCCTGCGTCAGAGGATGTCTTTTAAGGGCGACGACACGCCCCCCGACATGCTCGGAACTGTCACCGGATACACCCGAAAGGGCGTTAGAAGGGCAACATTCCGCGACGGCGAGGGCCTCGTCGGAAAAGTTTATGTCGGAAGTAAAGGATTCAGCCAAACGCCGACGCCTGGGACCATTGCGGCGATCAACGTCGCCGGCGCCCCTGCGAGGACGCGCGGCGGGGCGCTCCCGGCTCGCGATTTCTTTATGCCGGTCCGCGAGTCCGTTCGCAATTTGGCCGGCGACTGGATCGACGCCGCGGTCGCCGACGAGCTTGTCCGGCCTCTGACGGAGGTCCTCTGATGGTTACGCCTCAACTGGAGTCTGAATTGATCGCGCTGACCGGAGCCGTGAAACCCTGATGGCGCCGCCGATCCTCCCTCGAGCGGAAGTCCTCGACGATCTCCGAACGGCGCTCCTGCAGATCAATGGCGCGCCGAATTGGAACTACCAGATAAAGACGGTCCAGATCGGCCGCGACATTACGCGGAAGTTCAACGTAAGCGACCTCCCGCTCGTCATGCTCGATCCGCAGGAGGACGTCGAGGAGCGCGAAACGATGGGCGGGGCGACGGCAAACCGGCATCATCGACGATGGAGCATCGAGCTTACGGCGGTCTGTAAGCCGGACTCCGACGCGGATATTCGCGCCGAGGGCGAGCGATTCCTGGCCGACATTATGAAAAAACTTCTGACGATTACGGTCGGAGCGAATAGCGCCGGCATCGTCATGATCGCCAGGCGGATCCTCGGCGCCGAGAATTTCGAACGATCGGAAAATAAAACGGTTTTTGTGGGCGTCGACCTGGACGTGATCTATCAGGTCGTGGCGAGGGATTTATAAACTATGGCAACTAACGCGGTTTACCAAAAAGAAGGCTCGGCGATCACGTTTCAGGACGCGAGCGGAACTGTCGTGATGGCGACCAATAACCTCGCTACTGTCAACGGCGTCACGTCGGCAGAGTACGACCGCGGATCAACGGGGCCGCTCGCGATGTGGTTCAAGTGGGAAGCGACCGTGCGATGGAAGACGAGCCTTGTCCTCGGCGACCCTCTACGGATTTACGCTCGCGGATACGACACGCCAGGGAACATCTATCCCGCAGCGTCGGCGACAGCGATAACGCCGGAAACAAAATTCAACGACTGGGTGTTGGTGGACACCGTGTATTGCAGCGTGGCGACCGCATCGCAGGCGTTTTACAAGTCAGGGCTCATCTACCTTCCGGGGCGCTATCTCATGATCGGCGTCTGGAACGGATCGACGGTCAATCTCGAAGCAACAAACAACCTGACGGCCGTGACCTTAACGCCTCTCTTCGACGACATACAGGCGGCAGCATGAGCGTAAACACCGGAGGCCCGAACCTTGCGGCCCGAGCCTCCTTCTACTGCCAGCGCCTTTTCAGGTTAGCTGAACAGCAACTCCCTGGGGGCATCTTAGCATGACGATCAATCTGGCAGCACTCAAGACGGAACTGACCACGGACCCCGCGGCCCTCGGCTATGCGGCATTCCTGCCGATGTCGGATGCCAAGCCGCTCCTGGCGATCATCAACGCGGTCCCGCCCTTGGCGACCGCGAATCTCGGCGTCCAGGACGTTTCGGCGAGGGATCTGATAAACGCGATCGACCCCTCGGAGATCCAGTCCTTCTCGGCGTCTCAGTCGCAGATGATCTCCTGGATCGTTGCGGCAGGCGGTCTGTCCGTCGATAGCTTCACTCAGGCGAATGCGATCTTCCCGGCGGGCAATTCGCGGACGGCGTTCATGAAACTTTTGAAGCGCAAACCGACGCGGGCTGAGCAACTATTCGGGCGTGACACGATCGTTACCGTATTCGATCTTTCGGCGGCGCTCGCGCTATGAGCCTGATTCAAGTAGGTCCAGGGGTCCGCCTGCCGGATCGGGCGCTTCTTTTCGGGCAAGCAAACTCCGACCGCGTGGACCTCGGCACAGGTTCGGCAATCGACGATATGGCGATTTCGACTTGTGTCGTTCTCGCCTACTTCACGACAACGCCGTCTGACGGACAGATTGTCTTTTTCAAAGGACTAACCGGCGCGAATGGCCGCTGGACTTGCGTATTCACGGACTCCGGCTCCGGGATGTCTTTGACGGCGGCCCGCCGACGAGTCACGGCAGGCTCCAACGTCGAAGGAATACTCACAAGATACAAAGCGTGGGGGCTTAACAAGTGGGTATGGTTGGCCTTTATTTCAGACACGACCGCCGACCTGGGCAACAGAGCACTTATCGGCGATTTCAACACCCCCTTTGGCGACCCCTCTAGTTACACGGTTCGAACTGCTGGCAGTGGGACCGTGACCTCTAACGCCGGGTCAACCGCATGGTGGGGCAATAACAGCAACTTGACGGCGGGATTACCTGCCGGGTCTCGGCTGGCCGCTGGATGGGTATTCCCTCGGGCGCTGAACAACAACGAACTCGAATTCATCCGAACTACCGGAGCCGCACCTGCTGGCGCCGTGCTAACCACGCTACACGGCGACAACGGCACATCCATTCAACCCAACATTTCAGGTGGGACCGGCCTCAACGGCACGGTAACAGGGGCAACGCAGGCAAGCGGTCCGGCGTGGGAATACGCGAGACGGGTTAAGCCGAGACGGACGTATTTCGCGCCGACCGCATCGGCATATTCTCTGGCACTCGCGCAGGGCTCCTACGCGCTCACCGGACAGACCGTCGGGCTTAAGGCGGCGCGTCAGATCGTCGCGGCCCAGGGCTCCTACGCGCTGACGGGTCAGGCTGTAGCGCTCAAGGCCGATCGGCGCGCCGCGCTCGCCCAAGGGTCTTATTCCCTGACCGGACAGTCCTCGATCCTGACAGCGCAGCGGCGAATCGTTCCGGCGCAGGGCGCCTACAACCTGACCGGTCAGGACATCAACCTAACGCTCGCCCACGGCTTCGTCCTGACGATGTCGGGCGGGTCTTATGCGCTGGCAGGACAGGCGCTGACGCTCAAGGCTGCGCGCGCGCTGGGCGTTCCGTTCGGCTCCTACGTCATCGATGGTCAGGCGGCGGGGCTGACTTATTCCGGGAACCTGATCGTGACGCCGTCCGGCCGAATTATCCCTATAGCTCGCGAGATTCGAACGCTCGCGATCGCATCTGAAAACAGAATTTTCCCTGTGAGTTAGGAGAGCAAATGGCGACATACGTAAAGTTTCAACCGTTCGTGGAAAAGCTGGCCGAGAAGGTTTTTAACCTCCAGTCCGACACGCTGAAGGTCGCCCTGACCAACGTGGCGCCGTCGGCGGCGAATGCCATCCTTACGGACATCACCGAGATCGCCTACACGTTTTGCTCGGCGCGCGCGCTGACGGTCTCGAGCTCGGCGCAAACGAGCGGCACTTACAAGCTCGTCATCGCGGATCTGATCCTGACCGCGACCGGCGGCGCCGTCGGCCCGTTCCGGTACGTTGTGATCTACGACGACACCGCGGCCAGCGACGACCTGATCTGTTACTTCGACTACGGGTCCGCGATCACGCTCGCCGACACCGAAACACTGACGCTCGATTTCGACGCCTCTAACGGGCTCCTCCAGATCGCCTGATCATGATCACACTCGTAAAGGACCCGAATGCGGTCCTCGATTACAAGTTCGACTGGAAGGCGCTGACCAACGGGAGCGGGCCGAGCGACTGGCTCGCGGCCGGCGAAACGATCTCGACGATCACGATCACGGCGGCGAGCGGGCTCACGGTCAACAGTTCGTCGATCACCGATACGAGCACGAGCGCGACCGTCTGGCTCTCGGGCGGGACCGCCGGCACCGAATACACGCTCGCCTGCAAGATCACAACGTCAGCAGGGCGCACCGATGAACGGACGATAACTATCTCGGTCAGGGATCGATAGCGGAAAACCAACTCTAACAATTTCGGATTCAACGAAGGGCGGCACCCAACAAGGGCGCGGCCCTTTTTGTTTTAAGGAGGCCCACAAATGGCAGTCGGACAAAAACATGAGGCATATGCGGCGATCGGGATTCAGTCGGCCAACGGAACCCCAGTCGCTCGCACCGTATTTTTTGACATCGTCGCGGAGAGCCTGGCTCGAGATTCAACTCGCGCCATGAGCGCGCGCCTCGGGTCCGCGTCTCAGCGGGTACACACCGAGGTTATGGTCAAGTCGGGCGGCTCGATCGAGGTCGAGGGCAATTACGAGGGGCATGAGTCGCTCTATAAGGTGGCCTTCGGCGCCTCGTCGGTCTCGACCTCCGGCGCGAATCCTTATACGCACGTCGTCACGCTAAAGAAGCTGACGCCGACGGGCGGCCTGTCGATCGAGGTCTGTCGAGACATCGCAACATTCCTTTACGCCGACTGCAAGGTCAACACCGTCGAATGGTCCCAGGACCCCGACGGATACATGAAGGTTTCCTTCGGCATCCTCGGCCGGCGCGAGTCTCAGGTCACGGCGACGGCGCTCGGGACGTTCCCGTCGACGCTCCCGATCATCGGGCCTCACCTGTCGTTTACGATCGACGGATCCGCGGCGGTCCTGAATAACTTCCGATGCACGCTCGACAACAAGCTCGGACACCGGCCGCAACTCGGCAGCGCGAGCCCGAAAGAAGTGATCAGAGTCGGCGCCCGTGAAGTTACCGGCTCCTTCGAGATGGATTTCGAGGACGTCACTCAATATAACAAGTTCGTGTCGAATGCCTCGGTCGCGCTGATCGCAACATGGGCGAGTTCTCCCGCGAGCTTCAAGCTCGAGCTCCCGACCGTCCACCTCACCGGCTCGACCCCAGTTTCCTCCGCGGGTCAGGGGCCGTTTACGGTCGCGTTCAATTTCGTCGCGCTGGAAGCAACGCGCGCCGCTATGGACGAATTGAAACTCACGATCATCAATTCCGTCGTCACCGTCGCATGAGCAACGCGGCGGACCTCAAAGCGAAAAGCCGGCGTCAAGTCGTCGGCCCGTCGACCGGGACTGTTTTCACGATTCGGAAACTGACGCGGACCGAACTATCCGCGGCCGGCCTCTCTGTGATCATCCCGGTCGACAATCCAAGAAAAGACGCGACTACCGATCTCCTCGCGATGGCGCGACAGGGCGAGGAAATCGTGATCGCGCAAACCCGGCACGCCCTCGAGAACGGCGTCGTCGAGCCTCGGGTCGTTTACGGACCCGAGGCCGAGACGCCCGAGGGCGCAGTCCATGCAAGCTGGATCGCGGAGGACGAGCGACTGCTATTCCTCTCGATCATGGAGTTCTCTGGAATCGCCAACGAGCAGGCGACGAAGGAGCTCAAGGAATACACAAAAAACGCGCCTGGGTCCGAGCCGTCGACGGCATCTGTCGCCGATACGGGAAGCTCCCTCACGAGTTCCTCGGAGACGATCTCGGACCCCGCGAAATAAGTATCGATTACCACACCTGGCGAATCGTCGAGGAGCAGCAGGCGAAGGACTTTAAGAAGATCGCCGCCGAGGTCCGCCGATCGAAAAGCGACCCGACGGCGATGCTCCTCCTAAACATTCTCGAGAGACTGGGCTAACAACAATGGGCAGCGTAGTAGAAATCCTGATCAGGGCCAAGGATGAGGCCTCCGCGCAGATCGGCAAGCTCGACAAAAGCGTAAAGGATCTCGCTGCGTCTGGCGCTGTCATGGCTGGCGCCGGGCTCGCGATGGGCGCGGCAATGCTCGCGATGGGGAATAAGGCCGCGGAGGCAGGCGACGACGCCCTCGAGGCCGCCCAGCGACTCGGGACGACGACCCAGGCGATCGCCGGGCTCAAGCTGATCGCCGGCCAGTCCGGGACGTCCTTCGAGGCGCTGTCAACGGGCATGGGGAAGCTCGCGAAGGACGCGACCTCGGGCGGCGAGAAGCTGAAGGACCTCGGGATCTCGATCGTAGATTCCAGCGGTCGCGTTAAGCCGATGAATACCCTCCTGGGCGAGGCGGCGGACAAGTTCGCCGGCATGAAGGACGGGACGGTAAAGACGGCGCTCGCGATCGATCTATTCGGCAGGTCCGGCGCGGAACTGATCCCAGTCCTTAACGGCGGGTCGGCGGCACTGAACGAGGCCGCGGAAAAGGCGGCCAAGTATCACACGGCCATCGGGCCGGAGGCCGCAGCGGCCGGCGATCGATTCAAGGATTCCCAGGCGGATCTCCGGGAGTCCCTCGACGGCCTGGCTCTCACGATCGGGACGGCCCTTGTCCCGGCGATGACGAGCATCGTCGAGGCGCTGACGCCTGTCGTCGTCGGGATCTCGGACTTCGTCGCGGAGCATCCCAAGGCGATCGAGCTCGTCGGCGCGCTCTCGGCCGCCCTCGTCGTCGCCGGCGGCGTCCTGATGGGAATGGCTATTACTTCACTGCCGGCAGTCGAGGCGGCCCTCCTCGCGGTCGGCGGATCCGTCGTCATTGCGACAGGCGGGATCGCGCTCCTGGTCGCCGCGGCGTTTACGTTCCGGAGGGAGATCGCCTCGGTCGCCGCCGATATTGCGGGAATGTTCCTCGGCGCGATGGAAAAGCTCATCGGGGCCGCGGAGGCCGTCGCCGTCGCGATGGGGCTGGGCGGCATGGTCGGAACGATGGAGATCGCCCGGAAGAAGCTCCTCGAGATGAGGGAGGTCACGGACAAATACAAAGTTTCCGTCCTCGATACGACCGATGTCGTCGGAGATCACGAGCGCGCCCTCGGCAAGAAAACGAAGGCGCAGGTCGACGCGACGATCGAAGACAAGAAGGCGACCGAGGCTCTAAAGAAAACCGCGGAGGCCCAGGAAAAGCTAAACAAGGCGGTCTATGACGCCGGAGAGTTTTGGAAAAAGGCCGAGCGCGACGCGACGGCGGAGATCGAAAAGAATTTCCAGCTAACGCTATCCCTCAATGAGCTTCGGATGAAGCGCGAGGAGGCAAACAAGGCCGCGGAGCGCACGGCGCAGATCAACGAACTCTCGGTCCAGTCGACGGGCCTGCTGCTCCAGGGTATTAACGATTTGACGGCCGGACTAAAGCCGCTAACCGATGGCCTCTCGTCTGAGATGGCCGTCCAGGTGGCAGTTAAGAAGTCTGTCGACGACAGCAACGCGGCGATGGGAATCTCGGTCGACCTGATCGCTGACGTAACAGGGGCGCGGCGGGAGGACATTATCGCCGCCCGCGAGCACGCCGGAGAGCAGGACAAGGTCGCGCAGGCCGCGCAGGCCGCCGCCGAACAATATCAGCGAGTCTGGGAAACGGCCGCGGGCGCCATGAGCGCGGGACTCGGCAAGGCGTTCACCGACGCGCTATTTCACGGCGGAAACTTCAAAAACTCGATGATCGGGCTCCTGAAAGAGACCGGCGAGGGAATGTTCCAGTCGATCATCACCGGCTTTATCACGCCATTTACAACGCACCTGGCTGGCATCGGGACGAAACTTTCGAGCGTGCTGTCTGGCGCCCTTGGGGTCGGCGGCGGAGGCGGCGCGGCAACTACAATTCCTGGGGCGGCGGCTATACCGGGCGCAGCACCGGGCGGCGGATCCGCAGTTGCCGGCCTTCTAACGAATCCCTGGACGATCGCGATCGGCGCCGGAATCGCAGGCGCGATGGCCTGGCTAAAGTCCCAGGCGCATCACGAAGCAAATACGCTCGTCAAGGATATTGAAAATCCGTTCTGGGCGGCATGGGGCCAGATCCTCCCGAGCGACAAGCCGGAGGACCTGATCGCGCTGGATCCGGATAAGGCGGCGGCGATCGGCGCAAACCTCGCGACCATGAACGCGAATTATCTCTCCCTGATCAGTGAATTCAGCAAGGGCGGCAAGGATGAGGAGCTCGTCTCGAATCAGTCGCTCGCAAATACGCAACCGCATTACAACGAGCTAATAGCGGCCCTCCGGGCTTCCGTAATCAACGGCGGACGGATCCCTCAGTTCCGCCGCGGCGTCGAGTATCTGAATCGCGACACGCTCGGTTATTTACATCAGGGCGAGGCCGTCCTGACCAAAGAGCAGAACGCCGCCCGGCTCGCCGGCTCCGGCGGGGCCTCCGCGGAAGTTTGCGCGCTCCTCCGGGAACTGATCACGGCGACGCGCCAAGGGCTGAGCATAGACGGGACTCGGCTGACTCGGGCTGTAGCGACGAAGCTCAATAACTTCGAGCGATTCGACGGCGTGTCGATCGGGGGCTTTTAATGTCGCTCCCGGAGATCACCTACAACTCGAAAACGATCAGTTTCCTCGAGGGATTCGACGACCTGAACGTCTACTATCCCGACGCGCAGATCGCGCCCGAGTCCGCCTCCGGGATCGGCGAGACACTCGGGATCTCGGTTGGCTGTCGAGTCGAGTTATCGAGCTCGCAGATGGACACCGGGACGACGCTCGAGCGGAACCTTAAGCAGTTTCACCAGTGGGCGAAGTCCGGCCAGGCGTGGTATTTGGCACTCGACGCCGCGGAGAAAATCCTCACGACACTGTCGCTCTCGGCGCTCCAGGGCGCGACGGCCCTAACGCTGACGACGACATCCGGGATCACGGCCGGAAATCTCTACGTCGTGCGAAGTAAAACGGCGCTCGACATCGTCAAGGTCGCGAGCGTCGACTCCGGGACCGTCATCACGCTAACCGAGGCGCTCAATTTTGCATTCGCTTCGGGATCGCGATTCCGCTCTGAAAAGTATTGGCCCGGACGCCTGGTCGATCAGGAGCCGGCGCTGATCAGCCGGCCGCCCGTTCAATACGATTTCGTTTTGAGATTCCGCGAGGACGTTAACGCGCTGTGAGAACGGTCTCGTCGGCCTACGCTGCTGCAGTCGCGAACCTCAATAGAATCCCTGTCTACACCGCCGAGATCGAGGGCGACGACACGATCTATTCGACGCATCCTCTGGTCGACTACACGTCGGAAATTCTGGCCGATCTCCCGTCGCTATATCTCCGGCTGAATGAGTCCTCGGGGACCTCGGCGGCCGACTCGAGCGGCAACGGCCTGACCGGCACGCTATTTAATACGCCGACGCTCGGAGTCGCCGGCGGGCTGACGGGCTGCTCGAGCACGGCGATGACGCTCGCCGCGGCGAGTTTCGAGTACATCACGGTTGCCGATAACGCCCTGCTCGATCCTGGCGACACTTTCACGATCAAAATTCGCGTAAAGTTTACGACCCTGCCGGGCGGCGGCGCCTTCTACGATCTCGTCGACAAGGGGACAAACGGCTACCGCGTCACCGTCAACGGCTCCGGAACGGTTTTCCTCGTCAAGGGCGGCGGATCCACGATCTGCAGCAATGCCTCGCCGCAGAACATGACGACGGGCGTCTGGTATGAGATCGCCATCACCAAGGCCGGTTCCGTTTTCCACGTCTATATCAACGGCGTCGAGAGCACGACATCCTTTGGAAACCAAACGATCGCGGGAACGGCGACGAACCTCAATATCGGGCGCAACTCCGGCGCGACGAGCTACCTTAACGGGACAATTCAGGAACTCGCGCTCTATCCGACGGCGCTCTCGCCCTCCCGGATCCTCGCCCACTATCAGGCCGGACTCGCTCTCCATGATTTGACGGGCGTCCTCGACTGCATGAACGCGCCGGTCGGATTCGCGGCGAAGGTCGAGCCGGACCGCGGGCGATCCTGGATCGGGTCGGCAGTTCTGAATCTCCGCGATAAGAGCACCTACGACGCCGAGGTCCTCTCCGACTCTCCGGCCTTCTATCTGGGCGACGCTCCGAAAGCCGGCGCGACCTGGCCCGATCTGGGCGACAACAATCTCGACGCGACGCTGGTCGCGACGCCTGTCCTCGGGAACGGCGGCCCGCTGCAAGGGATTCCGAATCTTTGCGTCACGCTCGACGGATCGACGCAATATATCAACAGGGCGGACGACGCCGCACTCGATCCCGGCGACACTTTCACGCTCGAAATCTGGGCCTACCCTACCTCCGTCTCGAGCAATCGAACGCTGCTCAGCAAGGACACGGGCGGTTATTACCTCGCGCTGCAAGGCGGGCAGATCCTACTGAACAAATACGGGACGGGCGATATCGTCCTCTCGACTTCAGCCGCGGCGGCGTCGACCTGGAGTCACATCGTTTGCACAAAGAGCGGCCCGGCAGTAAAGACGTACCTCAACGGCGTCGACGTCACGGGCGTTATTACAAATCAAACCATCGCGGCGACAGCCTCGGCGCTCCGGATCGGCACCACGAACGCGGGCTCCAGTTGGTTTGTCGGATCGCTGGCGCGCCCGGCCATCTATCCGACCGCCCTCTCCGCCGAGCGCGTCCTGGCTCACTACAACTCAGGCAAATACAACATCGGAACCCGTGGCGCAATTACGCGCATGGTTACGGGGACGATCGGAAATAAAACGGTCGCGGTCAAGCAGGGCTTTATCGGGCTGCAATATGAGGAATTCGACGATATGCCGGGCGGCGTCATCGCTGATTTCGGCCGCGATCGATCGCTGACGGCCTACGACCTGAAAGTCCAGGAGCCGCAGTCTCTCGTCAATCGCGAGATTTTCCAATGCGGGACGACGATCCTCGACGCCGATATCACCGACACCGACACATCGTTGACGATTCCCGCCGGCGGGGCGGATTTTTTCCTCTCGGCCGGCTTCATCCAGATCGACGAAGAAAAGATTTATTACGACCCGAGCGCGTCGACTTCACTGAGCGGGCTCCTCCGCGGGCAGTTAGGCACAACCGCGGCGGCCCACACCGCCGGCGCCGTGATCACAGAGGTCCTGAAGATTGGCCCGGCTCACCCGATCACGATTCTCGACTATACATATCAGGCGATAGACAAAAGGGGCCTGTCGATCGCCTCCGCGATGCTCGACCGGGCGGCGATCACTGCGGCATCGATCGCGACCGGCGATATCTCGATGATGTTTCTCGTTACCGAGGCGGTCAACGCGAAGGACTGGATTGAGCAGGAAATTCTGAGCAAAATCGGCTGTTACGCCGTCACCCGCAACGGAAAACTTTCGATCGTCCAATATGACGCGCCCGACCCTCTTGACAGCGTCGCGACGCTCACGCACGACAACATAGCGAAGAACGGGCAGGGCCTGCCGGCGCTGTCCTGGCAGGGCAATTTCGGAACGACGATTAACTCTATCGTTTTCCAATACGATTACGATCCGCTGACAGGCACGTTCAAAACGACCTCGGAGCCCTACGAGGACGCGGCGTCGATCGCGGCATATGGGCTCTACCGGGTCACGATTCAATCCAAGGGCATGCGATCTCCGCTGTTTCGGCGCTCGGACGACTTCGATCGCGCGAATAGCAACTCCCTCGGTACCGACTGGACGGAGAGCGAGGACGCCGTCGGCCGGATCAAGATCGCATCCAATCAACTCTGGATGGGCAGCACCGCGGCGAGCGGCGACGGCGACGGGATCGCCTACCGGAACGACACGGTCGACTCGAGCGTCGACATTTATTCTCCGAATCAATGCTCCGAACTGACATTCAAGGCGTCGACGAATTCTGGATACTCCGGCCCGGCCGTCGCGCTGTTCGGCGCCTACAATAGCTGCTTTGGTTACGCGGCGATCTATGACAAGGGAAACTCGCTAATGTACCTGAAATCATACTTCGCGCTCGTCAACCTGGAGACTGCTGGGCCGCTGGCCGGCGCGGACGTCGTCGCTCCAGTCGCTTGTACGCTCGTCGACGGCGATCGGGTCGGGATCCGGATAAGCGGGATCGGAGAGACCTCGCTCGGCTATCTCTCTGTGATGGTCAATGACGTCGCGATCATGAGCGCGTCGAGCGTGACGTGGTATGCAGGCGCGAGCCCCGGCGTCGTCGTCAACTGCGCTGACGGTCACGACGCACAATGGGAAAACTGGCGCGGCGGCGACGATGTCGGAAACGTCGGGGCGATGTTGACGGACATCTCGGGCCGGATCCTCGCCCGGTACAGTTCGGGCGGCGTTCCGAGCGTCAACGGCCGGCTGCTCCTGCAGAACAGCATTCTCGAGGCCGGCGACATCGTGAAGCTCACGACGCCAGTCCTCCCGGACAAATCCACAAGGACGCTCGGAATCACCGACGCTCTATTCGAGGTTACAAGCTGCGAGCCTCAGCCGGACGCCGGCGAGATGGACGTCGAGCTCCTTCAGACGGGCTGGAACCTGTGAGAAAACTATCGCTCGCCCTGATGCTCCTCCTGCCCGCCATCGCGCACGCCCAGGATCACGCCTACGCGACGAGCCGGGTCGCCCTTTACGGCGGGACGGCCTGGGATCTCGGGACGACTGAGGTCATTCTGAAGGCCGGCGGGCGGGAATTGAATCCCGTCCTCGGGCAGAATCCTTACCGGCGGATTTCGGTCGCGATCGGCGCAACGGTCGCAACGGACCTCGCGACGCGATGGTTTAAGAAAAACGGGCACCCAAAGCTCGCCGCGGTTATCAATTTCGCATTCGGCGCCGCGCATATCGGCGCCGGGATTCACAACGTCCGCGGGATCGAGAACGACTGGAGGAGATAGGCCTGATGCAACCCGAGGTAATCGTCGCAGTGATCGCAGCAGTCGGGGCGCTGGCCGTCTCGATCGTCAGCGCATGGGCCAGTTCGGGCGCAAAAACGACGATGCTCGAAGTTAAAAATCACCTCCTGCAGTTCGAGAATACTTTCGTCGAGCGGCTCAATGGAAAGTACGTTCGGCGGGAGGAATGGAACCTGATACGGGAGGATTCCGAGAGGGATCACGCCCGATTCGATCGCGAAATCCAGGCGCTACACGGGCGGATCAGCGGCAAGGGGTAGCACCCCTCACCCTTCATCCTTAGCATCCACAATCCCTCCTCAATCGCCTGAACTTTTCGTGCTTTGCGGCCTTTCCCTGCGTTATGGCCGCGTATCCCCACCGGCGTATTTCGGCTTTCGCTCTTAGTACCCAACAGCAGTCATGGGGCCGCAGCACGAACCTGGTTAGCTGTCAGTGGCGAACTCTCTCGCATTCATCATGGCGTCAGCAAGCGCGTAGGCTCGTGCTGCCATTATCGGCGGAGTGAATGCTGAATTACCCCAACCAGCAGTTATTCCAGTCAAAGCATGGGCCGCGAAGTAGTCCCGCAGCGACATGCCATCATAAGTAACTTCCGTAGTCCCCGTTGCTGGATGCAGCGGAAAGGCAGAGCCTCCATCTTTCGCCATCTACTCCACCTTTCCCGCGAGGGCCATCACAGTGACGCACCAGCATCTCGTTCCGCATATGCCAGCACTTCGGCTTCAAGTTCAGCCACCTGCCCCCGGAGCGTGGCGTTCTCTTGCCGAAGCATGTCGAATTGATAGCAGAGGTTCTCCGCAGATTCCGCCGTAATCATGTATCGGCGCATCGCAACCACGAACTTCGCTGCCGCTTCTTTGGCGTTAGAATTCTGCTGCTCAAGATCAGCGAGTCCCCGCTCCAACTCCTGCCGCAATTCGGCGATCAAAGCAACATCATCCGGGTGATGGTGAAAGGTATCTGCACGTAGAACTTCCAGTCTCCGCTCCATCGCCTCGTAGGCGTCGGCTAGTTTCGCGGCTTCGTTCACCAAATCTTCCTCTTCATTCGCCAGCGTTGCGGCAAAGGCCATCAGGCGCTTAGAGAGCTCAATCACCTCTTTCACTTGGGCCTCCTTCGGACAGGTTCTTTCTGATGTGATTCGCAATCAATGGATGGCATACGTAGCCTAGACCTTTGACCTGAATACAGAGCGGCTCCATCCGGTCACGCCAATTCCGAGGATTCTTCGCCCACTTTCGCCGCATCCTGACCTTCCGACTTCGCGGGAATCGAACCTGCTCATGGTGGAATTTGGCGCAGTTGGAGTCCTCAATAATCTGCAAAGGAACATCGGGCGGCGGTCCAGCGATGTCTTCGAGTAGCCGCATAGATGCTCGAAGGTCTGCAATCGTTAGCGTCACCCCTCCCTCGCTTTCTCGATGGCGGATTCTCCCTGTGCGATTCTCCGTTCAAGTTCAGCCATTGCACTTTGCTGAGCCTCGCCGGTAGCAGTCTGGAGCCGTCGCCGGATGACAACCAGTGCCCTCGTTGTCGCCTCCAGCGCGGCAAGCAACTGGGCGTGCTGGTTCACGCAGCGGACGAACCTATTCGCGTCCTCAAGCGACTTCCTGCCCGTCTCGGTACGGTCCAACTGGTCAGGCCACAGATAGCCGTCAACGTAGATGCACGCATACGCAGGCTTGCCGTGAAAGTCGAAGGAAAGCGGCCCGATCTTGTGGCACGAACCGACCGAAGTTTTAACAGTCTCTAGTGTCAGTTTCAACGCCGTCGTCTCATTCATGGGGTTTGGTCCTCTCAATCTCGTAGGTCGTGACAACCTGCTCATCATCTCGACAGGTCTCAGCGAACGTCAGCTTCCCTCGTGATTCCAGCTTCTTCCAGTCGAGGTTGAGTCCGGCTTGCGTCATCACGGATTGATACTCGCGCCATTCGTCGTCATCGAGATCGCGAATCGTGGTGATTGTCAGCCTGCGGGTTTTCTCTGCCATCTACTCCCTCCCTGTCAGCTTGAAGCGGGTGCCAACTCGTGTTTGCCTTCGCTATTGCATCGCCCGAGGCACATTTTGAACGCGCCGACACCGCCGCAGATTTCGCATATTTCGTCGTCTTCGGGCTCAAGACAACAACAGGAGTCCTCGCCACAGTCATGCCCGAAAACGCCATCGCCGCCACACTGCCAGCATTCCTCGAATCCGGCCGAACAACACTGACATCGAGAACAGAAGTCGCTTTCGTCGTAGCTCACCCCGAGCTTTTTCGCGGTCATGGATCAATCCCGACGGAGCGGAGGGCGCAGAGGGCGATTGCTTCCCTTGCCGACACGGTGCTGTCGGCGGTATGCCGGATTCCTGCTCGATAAAGCTGAACCGTGAATAGAGCCGGTATTGAGCCGAATCTGCCGATGTCGTAATTCCATCCCATCCGAGACAGCGCCTCAAGCAGTTGGTCAGACGCCACGGGTGAAGTGGAATAGGCGGGATACCGCTTCCATGCTCCGATGTGATACTGCGAATACGCCGGATAATCCTTCAGTTTCCGAGCGAGCCATTCGTCGCCTTCTTGCTTCGAATCGAACGAGCAGCATGTTGCCGTCTCGTCATCGGTGAGCGCGTTCCAGAGCAATTCAGGCTCAACATGAGTGACCTTCTCGGCAATCTCACGATCCATCTCTCGCTGTGTCATGGGCGCTCCCTGGCGACTTGGATCTTTCACGCCAGCACCGCCTCGCAGAGAGCCCGAGCCATCGACCCGTCCACCGCGTTCCCGATCTGCTTCACGATCGCCTCACGGTTGCCAGTGAACTGGTACGTGTCCGGGAAGGACATCGCACGGGCCAGCTCGCTGGGTTTCAGCATCCGGAAGTGGATATCGAGCGCGACCTGGGTACCGTCTTCCAAGTGCCGGACCAGCGGAGTCACGAGGCCGAATCGATCCTTTGCCGTGACCGTGTCCAGCGGCTCGCTTACCGGCCTGCACTGACCGGTCCCGTAATATTTCGCGATCAGCGGTTCAACGATTCCCGTCGCATCGACGCTGGTTATTGTGGGCAGCGGATGCTCAACGGAGTGCGTTCGCGTGTCGTTCTTGCCGTGATTGACGGGCATGATGAACGGCTGAACCAGGGCATGCTCGCCGCCCTTCGCGGTCGTTATTGTCGAAAGCGGCGACTCGGTCGAACGTACCGGCGCGGTCTTTGCCTTGGTGTGAGTCACCTTGGTTACGAATGGCTGCGCGAGTCCCATGCCGCGGCTCGTCGTTGTGATCGCTCCTACGGGCTCATCAACGGACTTCGGATTGGCGTCGCTGAACTGCGGAACGATGAAAGCTTTCGGCTCGACGATTCCCATGTCGCTGCCGCCCTTTGCGGTTATCGTCCGCAGCGGCCGCTCGATGGAATCAACACAGGCTTCGTCAAACTGCCGGTGTCCGAGAATGAATGGCTTCGGCTCAACCAGACCGTACATATTCCCCGTGTGGAGCGTTCCGATCGGCTCATCGACAGAGTAGTTTCGTTTCTCGCTGTCCGAGCCTCCATGGAACGCGGCAAGGAACGGCTGCGCGACGCCAACATGGTTTCCGCCAGCCGTCAGAGTTGGCAGTGGTTTCTCGATCGAACTCGCGTCCGCGTGGTTCCGGAGGATGACGAGGAACGGCTCCAGCTCCTTCCCTCCAAACTTCTCAAGGCCAGCGATGATCCGCGCCATGGTTGCCGGGGCGAGTGCGCGCTTCCGCCCGAAGATGCTCCGGCTCGGCGTCTGCCATTCGATGACTTCCCGCGCGGCCCGCCACTTCTTCGTCTTCCCGAACAGCGTCTTGCCGCCGAGCTTCGAGTGCGAGGGATTCGGCCAGTTGACAGCTTTCTTCCCGCGGCGCGCCTGGATGAACAGCCGCTCGCGTGTCGTCGCGGCACCATAGTCCGCGGCGTTCAGGACCTTCCACTCCACGCGGTACCCGAGAGACTTCAAGGATTGAATGAAGGCGCGGAACGTCTCGCCCTTCTTCGATTTCATCGGCCGGCCGTTGACGCCCACAGGACACCAGTCGCGAAACTCCTTCACGTTCTCAATGAGGATCGTGTCGATATAGAGGAGCTCGGCCCAGCGCAGAATCAGCCAGGCGGAGGCTCGACCCTGATCGGTGACGGGCTTTCCGCCACGGGCTACGCTGAAGAATGTGCACTCCGGAGACGCCCACAGCAGATCGAGGCGTCCGCCAGGGACGGCGATTCGCGGATCCACCGTATCGACGGAAGCGCACGCATGCTGCGCATCCGGATGGTTGGCCGTGTGCGTGGCGATCGCGACGTCCCAGTGGTTGACCGCGAAAAGGTCCAGCCCGTAGCCCATGCCATCGCATGCCATCTGGAGGCCCGTTGACGTTCCGCCGGCGCCGCAAAACAAATCAGCCGCTCTGACCAGTCGCTTCTTCATTTCCTCCCTGCCGAAATCCCACCAGTCACAACCAACTTCACGCCGGGATAGTTGAAGGTGTCTTTCATGGCGCGCGCCTGCTGACCCAGGAAGACCGTGTTTGCCTGGATCGCCATTGCGGGGACCTTGCCGTCGGCCACGGCGCGGATGAGCTCCTGCAGGTTCGTGACCTGCGCAGAGTATGTTTTCGTGGCGACGATGCCCGTGACCTTGGGAGCCTGGCGTGGGACAAACACCGGCACGGAAACCACGGGCTCCTCGAGCAGCGTGTTGGCCGCATCCGTCTCGCCCATCTCATCGAGCACGACGGCGTTCTCTAGTCGCTGGCGTTCCTCCTCCGCGCGGGCTGCCTGTTCGAGCCGGAGCTCCTCGGCCTTGCGCAGGCGCTCCTGCTCCTGGAGGTATGCGGAGAGCTTGGGCTTCAGCAGCCCTTCCGCTTCGGCCAGGGGCGCTTCGTACTTCCGTTTCTGCGCCAGGGCTTCCTTGTGGGCCTCGTGAGCCTTGCCGATGATCGGATCAAACGTGCCGTCCACTTCGGCGCGCAATCCTTTGATCGTCTTCAGAAGTTCGCCGGCACGCTCGAAATCCTCGTTTGTCGTGATGACGAACGTCTTCGCGCGCTCCGGGACCGAGCCGACCTCTTTCTCTAGTTCCTGCACGGTTTGCATCAATCCTCCACTGCGGTCTTGCCGTAGAGCGTTCGCCCGTGAACGGTCGCGACAAGGGAAAAGAAATAGTTGGAATCGGTTCGGTAGTCTTTGTATTCGGGCGAGAGAACGTACTTCCCTGTCTTCTTGAGCTGGACGCCTGCGCGTTTGATCCTGTCCGGACTAGGCAGGCAGGAGGCATACGCAGCGGTCTGGAGCTTTACCCATTCGGCGACGATGCCGCTTTTCAGGTCGATCAGCCAGGGGTGGTCGTTGTCGCCCATCCGGCCAGTCAGGTCGAGCGTCCCTTTGTAGCGGCGCGTCTCGTGGTAGACCGGATGCTCGACCAGGTCGGGCCTGAATTTCGTATCCGCCAGGAAGGACTGGAACGCGATCGCGTAGCCTTCCAGCTCTGTGCCTGTCCAGTAGTCCGGCTCGCCCTTCACGATCGACTCGCAAATCATGTGCACGTCCTGGCCCCGCTGCAGGTAGAACTCGATGTTCGGGATGCTCGCGAAGTCGGCAATGCCCGTCGCTTTCAGGACTTCGGTAACTCTCGGCCAGTCGGAGATGTCGGGCGCCTTATTTGAATCCATCAGGGACCTTGTCGCCAGCGCCCGGCCCGCGCTCCAGCTCCGCGCAGATCGCGTTATATTTGTCGCCCTTCGTGATGACCTTGTCGGACTCGAAGCCGTGGCGCTTGACCAGGGCGCGGTATTGATCGACCGACCAGCCATTGTTTTTGCCGATGGCAAAGCAGCGGCCCTTCTGGGCGTCGGAGATGGTGTCTCCGCCAGCGCCGGGCGCCTTTCGTTCTTCCCGCTTCGGATGGCGCTCCGCTCGAGGCTGACCTTCGCCTGCCACCTCGTTCTGGATCTCTTCAGGCAGGTCCTCGATGTCTTGGGTAAAGCAGTCCGACGCGGCCGTCACCTGGAGAATCACGGCGATCGCCGCGCGCTTGACCGCCATCTTCAGGACCGTATTCGCGATGTCGGCAGGCTCCGTTCGGACCTGATTGACAGCGTAGCTCTGTTCGGCGCGCTTCCACTTCCGGCGCCGCCGATCGACAGGCGTTTCGTCAAACTCTTCAGTACAAACCGCGGCGCGCCATTTGTACTTCTCTTCATTGGAAGAACACTCGCCAAGCCCGGCGCCGAGGAAGGCGCCCGAGTTCTGGGATGTGGCAGCAGCTCGGATGCGGTAGCGGATCACATCATCAGTGGAAAGATCCGCCTCGACCTGCGGATCGACGGCGATATGGAACGTCGTGCCGAGGATCTCGGCGCCAGGCTTCCACAGCGACGGTTTGTCCGTGCCTGGGATCTTGCCGAAGTGTGTTCCCTCTTTCATGACTTCCGCCATGACCTGCTGGATGAGGTTGACGTGGGCCCGGTGTTCGGCGGCAGTCAGCGCGCGAGGCTCCTGAACTGCCAATGCTTCCGTTGTGCTCATGATTTCCTTACTCTCCGTTCCGAAACTTCCACCAGATGCGGGGCTCTCTCGTGCACCTTCACGTCCTGCGGGAACGAATGAATCTCCTTCGGGGCCGGATTGGCCAGAACTTCGGTTAAGACCCGGGCGAGTTCCCGCGCTTCGTCGAGATCGAGAAAGGCAACCGTCTGGAGCATTGGCGAGTGACGACGCAACGTGAGCACCAAACGCTCGTTGCCATCCTTTGTTGAGGTATCGCGGCTGACCGAGATCCCCATCCTGTCGAACGAAAATCCGTTGATGGTGCGCGTGATCATCTCCGCCTCCGCACCGCATTCGCCGAGAAGAGGCCCCATACCAAGCAAGCGACCCATGAAAGCAACAGGCCGGTGAATGTGCGGGGCAGCAGTGCCCTGCTCTCGAACCCGACGATGATGGCCCCACCGATGCACAGGAGCAGGCCCCGGTCCGCGAGACCGTCCTCGATGGCTTCTTTAATGTTCATGAAAACTCCAAAGTTCAGAAGGTGGGATTCAGACGCGAGCCCGACCAAAGACGCGCGTCACAGAATTCAGTCCCTCAGTTCCTATTCAGTTGCGCACTCATCACCCGCAGTGCGACGCGCGGGGTTAAATCGCTACTGCTGGAGCCACGCGTCGATCGCAGGCACTAACAACTTGCCGCGCGCGATCAGCTCTTCACGTGTGTACTTCCCGGCGCGAATCCGACGGAGTATTGCCTGATTGCAGGGGTCGCAATACCCAGACTCCCGAACGGCATCGCGATCACAGACCGGATTCAAGCAGTCCCCTTTTCGGAGATTCGATGCGACGAAAGTTGTTTCACGCCGCATGCCTGCTTGCCTTTCGCACAAGGCTTTTCCACGGCAGGTTCAATACTTCAGCCATTCGGAACAGCCCGCGCTCGCTCGGCTGGCGATCCCCAGCCTCAAACCTTCGAATCATGTTTTCGGAGTAACCAGAAGCGATGGCCAGCAACGCGGGAGTCATGTTCTTTGCTCTCCGCGCCTCAACCAGCACCTTCGGTTTGAGTTCAAAGTTCGTCATAACGAAAGATGTTATCGCACGAACCTTTATTTATTGTCAAGGATTGTCACAGGTTTTTTTTGACGGGACACGCAGGGGCTGTGAAACTACCTCCCGTGACGAAGAAGGACGTTGGGGATAAGTTCAAAGAAATCAGGGCCGCCGCGTTTTCCACAACGCGGGATCTGGAGCGTCAGACAGAATCAGACGTCTCGTACCAAGTTGCCGAGTCCTACCGCGTCACCGTCAATGGTCCGGCGCCGGGTCCTGGGCTGATCAATCGCTTCGGCAGCATGCGATTTACCGAGGGCGGATCGATGGATTGGGGGCAATAGAAAAAACTTCTTGACGAAAACGCAACGCTTCCCCCATATTCTCCTCGCGAGCCCGACCAAAGTTTCGCAACCGTCTGGAAAAATCTCTTCCTCTAAGCTCTAGCGACCGCTGGAGCCTTTCCTATTCCAATTAAACCGTCTCTCGAATTGCGAGGGAACCGTGACCTGGGCTCACTTCTTTCTGATCGCTGGCGGCATCCTGATATTCAATGCAGGAATCCTTTTCGGAGGCTTCCTGAGATACCGCAGGAAGGTGTCTCGTATTGACCGGGAGCGCAGGAGGTTCAATGAAACCCACACACGAACAAACCGCATGGATCGGCCGCGCCGTAAAGGCCAATAAGGAGCAGGGAATGAAGAACGAGAAAACGAGCGCCCGCGTATCAAAGATTGCCGGGAAGATTCTGGAGCGGATGAAGGGCCGCAAGCTTGACCCGCCATTCGTATGGGTCGCCTCAGAATCGATAGCAATTTGCAGCGTTTCCGAATTGAAGGCGCTCGCAGCCTCCGCCCTGACCCAGGCGCCGGATCGCAAGAAGACAGGAAAGTCAACAACCCCAAGCAAGACAACGAAAAACTGAGGAGTGAGTATGAGCACCGAAACACCGGAAGTATTGGATCTCGAAGCGTTGGAGCTGAAACACGGCGCCCACAAGAGCTGCAAAGATGGAATGTGCCTGATCGAGGCGGTCAGCGTGTATCGCAGGCACAACCTGAAGATGAGCGATGCCCCGTTCACGGATCACGACGAAACAGTGGATCCGCAGCTTGCGGCATTCGGTCGAGACCTGAACGATTTCTTGCCGGACGATGAGCGTCAGAAGTTAAAGCGGTTCATTCCCCGTCTCATTGGAACGCGCAATGACGGACTGCAGCGGGAGCGCGGCGCTGTGGCAATCAACGGTTATACGCGCGAGTTCTTCCCGATGGCGTTGCGGCCCCTGGCAGACCTTTTGGAGAAGGTGGACGAAGTCGCCGCTGCAATTGAATTGCGTGGCTTTGCGGACAAGTTGGCAGCGTTGCCGGAGATCGTGGACCAGGCGACGTGGGATCAAGCGCGTGAAGTGCTCAACGCCCTCGCCCGCGCCCGCGCCCTCGCCCGCGCCCTCGACCTCGCCCGCGCCCTCGACCTCGCCCTCGCCCGCGCCCTCGCCCTCGCCCTCGCCCTCGCCCTCGCCCTCGCCCGCGCCTGCGCCCGCGCCCCTTCAGGGGTAGAGGCCATGCGCAGGGAGTTCTATAAATTCTTTATTTCGTTGATGGATCGATTGCTTTCGGTGGGAGGCGCGAACGCGACTCCGAGTACCGAGCCGGGGACAGCGCCTTGCGAGGTTACGGAATGAGCGCGCGCGTACGGAAGGCTTATCGCCGGGTCCCAATGCCAGCCGATCACCAAACTACCCGGCTTAACGGTTGGGTCGAGGAACACATTTTAGTGGCGGAGCGAGCACTGGGTAGGCAGTTGGAGAGTCATCGTCGAGTTCACCATCACGACGAGAATGGCCTCAACAACGCCAACACGAACCTCGTCGTTTGCGAAAACGAGGCATACCACCAACTACTTCACGCAAGGATGCGGATTATCAAGGCCGGAGGAGACCCGGATATTCAGAAAATTTGCGGCAGATGTAGGAACGTAAAGGCGAAATCTGACTTTCATCTCAGCCGAACAGTCCAAGACGGCCGCTCTCGTATGTGCATCGCATGCGACAAATCGCGGCACTTCTCGTCGCCACGAGCCCGCCGGATGGTGGCCGCATGAGCCGCTGGGGCGACCGCCTGGCCGAGCCCTGTGAGCACCAGGAGCCCGAAGAATTCCCGGTCTGGCTCCATCTCCTGATCTGGTTCGCCGTCATCGGGATCGGATGGGCCGCGTCGTGGTTGCTGGCGATCTTTGAGCCGGGGTTTTAAGGATTGCCGGACGAGGGGGCCCCTTTAGCAGTGGCTGGGTCACCTGGGTCGCTCCTGAAGGTCTCGTCCGGCGATGAGTTTCGGCGCGATGTGCGCCGATTGTACCGAGCCTGAGCACGTCTTCCTAAGGGCCGTGCGGTTCGGAGTCCGGTCTGTAGTCGATTAAAAGGGGCGGCGGATTGAATCCCCGTCGCTCCTATTTTTGGAGAACAGGCTGAGCCGTGAATCGGCTGGATGAGGAACTGAGGGACTGATGAAGACTGAAACTGACATTCTGACGCACTGGCAAACCGTAGCCGACGCTGTTTCCTTCGATTCCACGGCCACTATCGACTCGTTCAACAGCGAGATCCACCGCGAAATCATCACCCAGGAACACAAGGATCAGAAACTGGCCCTTGAGCTTCTCCGCATCAAATTCGACATCAACAAACGCTACTACCAGCACCGGAGAGCACATGGGAAGTAATCCTCCATGGTTCCGTTTTTACCATGAGGCTCTCGACGATCCGAAGGTCCAAAAACTGTCCGCGGACACCTTCCGCGTTTGGGTGAATATGCTCTGCCTTGCCGCCCGAAACGGCGGTTTCATACCCCCGATAAGTGACGTTTCATTTGCGTTTCGAGTGACCTCCGAAATCGCCGACGAATACGTTTCAAATTTGGTCAATGTCGGGCTACTTGACCGTTTTAGGAATGGCTCCGTGCGTCCGCATAACTGGGATTCGAGACAGTTTAAGTCCGACTCGTCAACGGAACGGGTGAAACGTTTCAGGAAACGTTCCAAAACCGTTCCTGTAACGGTGGATGAAACGGACCAGAGCAGAGCAGAGCAGAGCAGAGTAATACACCCTATAGTCCCTCTTTTGGAACTTGGAGAGTTCAAGTGTGCCCGAATGACCCAGGAGCAGCACGGCAAACTTGCGTCAAAACTCGGCGGCAACCTCGAAGCATACATCGAGCGATTTGACCGTTGGGTTCACGAACTGCCGGAAGCCAAAGCATCGGGAGCGAAGCGGAAAGATAGGCACGCTTACGAATCTATCCTCGCGTGGTTCGACCGTGACGTGAAAGACGGGAAGGTCAAGCCGTCAAACCTGAAGAACGGTAAGAAAGTGTGGCAGGCCCATGAATATCTCTGAGGCGCTGCTCTCACGGCTCCAGGGCGTCAAGGGTCGTGACGGACGATGGGTCGCACGATGTCCATCACACGACGACGGAAGCCCGTCTCTCACCGTCAAGGCGATGGATTCGCGCGTTTTAATTCACTGCTTCGCCGGCTGCACTCCAGAAACCGTGCTCCAGTCTGTTGGCCTTTCCATGTCGGACCTGTTCGCGGATTCAAAATCCCAAGGCGACGTGAAGGTCGAACTCAGAAAAACTGCGAATCAGTCCATCGCGGAATGGGTAGAGATGCGGATGATGCAACTCGCGATCACGCTCCGAACCCGAGACGCGATGCTCCGCCTGCTCGGGGACCGCGAAGACGATCTGGCGCTGACCTGGAAGGCGCACTGCTATCGCAACTACGACTTACTTGAGTGGGAATTCCAGACCCTCAGAACGGGCACATCGGAACAGAAAGTGAGGCTCTGGCGTGAGCGATAACTACAGCGAATTCTTAACCTCCGAAGAAGTCCTCGAACAGAGCGGCGTTGAGCTTCTCAAGCCATCCTCGAAAATGGCTGAAGTCCAGTTGCTCTACCAGCGCGGCATCCAGGGCGGCGTCTCTCCGGGATGGCCGGAAATGGCTCAGTTCTGGACGCTCCGACCTGGGGACTGGACTCTCGTGACCGGCGTCCCCTCTCACGGCAAAACCAGCTTCATGAATGCCGTCATGGTGAATACTGCGCGGCTCCACGGCTGGCACTGGCTCGTGTGGTGCTCAGAATCCCTGCCTCACGAAATGCACATTGCCGACCTGCTCGAACAGTACGTCGGGATGCCGTTCAACGAGGGCTATCGAAAGCGCATGAGCGCCAAGGAAGTGGAATCCGGCATGGCGTTCATCGAGGAACATTTCCGATTCATCCAGATGCCCGAGGAAAAAGAAACTGTCGATCACCTGCTTGCCGCGGCAGAGGCCAGCGATTGGCCGACAGGTCTCTATATCGACCCGTGGAACGAACTGAACCATCCGTTCGCAGATCAGAAAATCAGCGAGACGGAATACATCAGCCGATCGCTGAAGAAAATCCGCCGCTATGCCTCACGCGCAAAGGTTCATGTGATCGTTGTGGCGCACCCTCAGAAGCCAACACGCGGGAAGGATGGCACGTACCCGATTCCGAACCCCTACGACGTTTCAGGTAGCTCCCACTGGCGGAATAAGGCTGACTGCGCTCTCTGTGTTTGGCGCGACGAAGCGAAGCCAGGGGAGACCACGGTATTCATCCAGAAGATCAGGCGGAAGGCGGTAGGCAGGACGGGCAGCGCGGAGTTCCAGTTTGACGTTCCGACTGGCCGGTACTTTATGCGAGAGCCAGGGAGCGACGATGAGTAACCTCGGCGAAGGCAACTGCATCAAGCTCGATATTCCCCTATCGGCGACTCTCAGCGTGCTCGTGTTCTTCGATGGCGGAATCCCTGACGCCGTGGCGTTCACGCGCCTACGGGAAGCCTTGGCAGTTGTGGAGCGGTCGCTGGTGGCTGTGCCGGAAAAGCCGATTCCCGTGAGCGAACCGTTGAAGCCTCGGAAGCCTCCGAAGCCTCGGAAGCTTCGCGAATTGGGGCCATGCCTGAAGCACCCAGAAGCAGCGCGGCATGCCACAACGAACCGCTGCGTCCGGTGCCTTGCGGAGTTCGGGGAGCGGCTGCGAAGGGGGCAGATCACAGCATGATCAAGTTCACTGTTTTCGGGGTCTGCTACTCGATGAAAAACAGCAAGACGCTCACCAGCCGGGGCGGTCGTCCGCGCATGGTGAAGCACTGGAAAGCGAGCGCATTCGAGCGGGATTTCCTGCTGCAGGTTCCAGCGTGCTACCGATCTTTGGCGATGGGGAGTTCGGAGTTTCCGCTATCCGCAACGGTCACGGCGTTCTATCCGAACAGGCGCCAAGACCTTGACGTCGAAATTGTGTGGGATTTGCTCCAGAAAGCAGGAGTTGTTTCTAACGATCGATTTATACGTCGGAAGGTGGCCATCTGGGGATTGGATCCGTCGAGTCCGAGAGTTGAAATTGAGGTGGATTACCTATGAGATCAGACTGTAAGAAAGTTCCATTTGTCTGGTTCGTGCCGCTCCTGATCACGATATTCCTGGTCCTGATGGCGAAGCTCCATCTTGGCGCCGCACTGACCGACACTCAGGCCCGCGCGCAGGCGATCGCCACCTACGGCCCGACGGGCTGTATCCGCAAGTCCACAGGCCCGACAACCTCGTGGCGCTACGAGGTCGGCACCTGCGACAAGTACGGGTTCACGCCGAAGACCGTGCCTGCCAGCAGTTGGGTCAACGCCTTCGCAGCGAAGCCGCCAGTGAGCATTCCGATGGTGGCCAAGCGATCGGGGCGCAACTTCGACAGGATTAACCTACGGGTCGTGCCGACAATCATCACCGCGGACGTATTCGCCACGAAGGCCCAGAACGAAAAGACCAACGCCGAGGCGGAGTCGCACCTGACCCAGTTCATCGAGCTTGTCTGCGCGAAAGCGCCCTTGGCCTGCTCGCTCAAGGGCGAGGAGCTCGGCGTCAGCCTGACCAAGGTGGCGCCGTGAACAGCAGGCAGAGGCGCAAGCATAAACACGCTTGGCGGAAGGAATTCAAGCACGTAGAAAAGGCCTCGAGGAGATTCGGTCGAGCGGTCGGAATTTTCTTCGACTCGATCCGGGCGTTTCAGGATCAGGCGGTCCAGGCGGTTATCGATACGACGAAGGACGGGCGGGCGTGATCGATCGGAAGAATTGGGCGCCCGCCGACTGCGTCGAATGCGGCAAGCCAATAACCATAAAAACAAAGGGGCCGGCGCCAACGAACACCTGCTCTCGAGGATGTCGAGATAGGATGCGGAAAAAGAAACGAGTCGAGGCGGCGTGCGTAGTCTGCGGCGGGATATATCTCCGAGCAAAGTCGAGCGGCTCGCGTAAAACTTGTAGTCAGGCCTGTAAGGACACGACCCTCGTTAGGAGTATCCCCCTTGTTTGCGGGTTCTGCGGTCGAATATTCACGCGCGTCAGCCAGCGGAGGAGCACGAAGTACGGCATTCACTGCTCGAGGGCCTGTAATGGAAAAGCACATCTCGCGCCCCTGCGAAAATGCGAGCAATGCGGCGAGGACTTTCGGAAAAAATTCGGCAAGGGCCGTTTCTGCTCGAGAGACTGCTCGTTTCTGTCTGGACGATCTCGTAAAGCCCTCCGACTGGCGACAGCGCGGAATTGCAAGGTCTACTTTCCGAACTGTCGCAACTGCGGGCGCTGGTTCACTGCTCGTCACCGGTCGAAGAAAATTTGCTCCAGAAAATGCATTAACGCCGGGCGGAGAGTTGTAGTGAAGACACGGATCGCTTCATGCGCTGTATGTGAGAAGGAATTCATGACCCGGCGGGGAAAATATTGCGGCGTTCGATGTGAACGGTACGTTTATAAAAATCAACTAACCAAACTAACTTTATCGACGGAGGGATTATGGATCCTAAGAGCAAAAAAGAGCCTAACGGAACTAAGGAAAACGGTAATAGCGCAGTCGCGGCAACGCCGACAAGTATAGCAATCGCCAAACGAGGGATCTCGACGAGCCTCGACGTCAAGCAACTCACGTCCGCACTGGCGTGCGATGTTGTAAACGGCCTCGTCCCGGCGGCGAGCGCGAACGCAAGCTGCAACGCGATCGGAAAGCTCCTCAAGGTAGTCGAGCTGGAATACAAATACGGCCGACAGTCCGAATCGGGCGAGCGATCGCTGGCCCTTACGTCGGGCGACCCTAACGCCTGCTAACGCTCACGGCAAAACAGGGGGGAATTCTGAGTCGACGCGGGCGCAATCTCCAATTCTCGGGAACGCTACTTGAGGCAGAACAACGCGGGGCGAAGGATCGCGAGGACGGCGTCTCACGGCGAGACGTTCCGTATTCCGATATCAGTAAGGCGATCGCCTGGGAGATCGGATGGGATAAGAAAAACCTTGAATTGCAAAACGAACAGAGTAAAACCTCATAACTGAACGCATCAGGCAAGACGGCTGAGTCGTCTCCTCTGAGCTATCCCTGGCAACGAGCCCGCCTTGTCGACAAGCAAGGCGGGCTTTTTGTTTTAGTCCCCCTGAATCGGACGCTGACCGTCACAACAGCAGTCGCCTATCCCGAACTATGCAAAAAATGAATCGAGAACAACGTGGGGCGAAGTTCCGCGCGATCGCAGAATTAAGCCCGAATCAGCGCGCCTGGCGTGACCACCTTAGTGACCATCAGTTCGAGCCAGTCGTCAAAGCGGTCGAGGATAAGAGCACGGAGTCGAAGTACACGCCCTGCCAGAAACCCTGCTGCTCGATGCTGATCCGAACAGAAGGCGGCATCAACTCCCACTTTCCAGGCGCGCCGATAACGCGGACATGGCAGCTCGAGCGGACCATACGAGCGGGCGCATGATATGCCAGATCGGGCGCCTCGGCCCTGTCGAGTATGCGGCCGGCCTGCTAACGGCGCGCGCTGTCCACTACATCCAGCACCAAAGCGACCCGATCGCTTTAGCGCGGTCAGGCGCGACGTCTACTGGACAGGCCGATGGAAAGTCCTTCGCGTCTTCAAGATCAAACAGAACCCCACCTGCGAACATTGCGGGGCTATTGCTTCGGCCGAGGTCGATCACATCCTTGCGATCATCGACGGCGGCGATCCTTGGGATTATCAAAACCTGCAGGCCCTTTGCACTCCCTGTCATCAATTCAAAACGGCAAACGATAGGAAACTTCGCAGGGAGGGGAGGGGCGCCTCGCTTTTACGGCGCTGACACTGTGTCAC